TGAATCTAGGAATCTTAAAGTTTTATTTATTACTGTTTCTAATTGCACTAAACACCAACTTTCTTCATAGCTTTTTTATGACTTTTTGAAAATGACATTCCTTTTTTCATGTCTTTTTTCATACTAGTCATATGCTTTGAAGAATGATGCTTACTATGTTTTTTTAAAGTTTCTTTTTGTTTCTTAGTTATTTCTTTTAACATTTCCATCTCCTTCGTGCCTGTCTTAGTCTTGAATTTGGATTGGCCGCAGCTTTAGGAAATTTTTTCATTTGTCCTGCACTTCTTGCGCAGTATGATTTTCGCCTGTTAGCGGCAGCGGACCCTTTTTTAACTTTACCAGTCACAGCTGTTTTTAATTTAGAACCGGGATTTTTTCTTCTGTAGGAAGCGACACCGGCTCGTGTCATTCCTGCTCCAGATTTTGTAGACCTGAAGTTTTTTTTATTTCTTGCAGGCATGTTATCTGCTTTTCTCATGCCTACTTTTTCTTTTTAATTGGCTTCTTAGCTGTCTTAGCCGCTCTTTTAAAATTAGCAGCAGTTGGCGCTCCTTTAGATCCAGGTTTTCTCATCTTTTCACCTGAACCAGCAGCAATTCTTTTTTTTTTAGCGTTAATATTCGCATATAATCCTTTTACTTTAGCCATTACACTTACATCTCCTTCCAAATAATTTTTCAATTATTTTATTATATAGTTTTTTAAACACTATTAAACTTTTTTAGATAGTTTCTTGTTCATCTGTTGTTGAACTTTTTCTGGGAGTTTTGAAAAACCTTTAAGATTACTTGGAACATTTTTCTTTGGTCCAAACGTTTCTTTTATTTTTTGAATATTTGTTTTTCTTTTAGCCATGTTAGTTCCACCACCAAGTTTTCTACCCATTCTTCCACCAACTTTAGCTTCAGTTCTTTCTTTAAAAGATTTCATACTTTCACCTTTTAGTGGAGACATTTCTCCAGCAGTTCTAACATTTCCACCCATTGCTTGAGCTTCAGATTTCATTGTGTCTAATACTCTTTGTCTTTCCATAGGTGATCTTTCTCTACGAGAATTTGTTATTTTAGATTTTTTTCTAAGTTTTCTATCTTCTATAATTCTTTTTAAAGAGTTAATAGATTTATTTAAACTAGAACCATCATCAGATCCACCTTTGTAACCAATTCTTCCACCCATAGCTTTTTTTACTTTTTCACCTTTGTAAATTTTAGAAATGTTAGAAAGAGTTTTAGAAGTACCTTCATTCATTTTCTTTTTAACTTCCGGATCGTTAACTTTTTTCTTATATGAATCCGTCATATTAATAATTTTTTCTTTTTGTTTTTGAAATTTTTTTATATTTTTAGAAGGAGCTATTCCAATGATAGTTGTTGGATTTCCTTTTTCTCCACGTTTTGCTGCACCTGTAAATGCTTTTACAAACCCTTGAAATACATTGTGATATTTAGACATTATTTTTTTCCTCCGCCGTTTTTAAATATTTGTGTTCCCTTTATACCATAAATGCTCGCAACTACAAGGATCCATAAATTAGTAAACCATTTCGGAAGCTCTGAAAACATCTCAAAGAACAATTTTACTTTATCCATCGCTGTCGGATCATCCGATACGACTGCCCAGGCCAGAATTACCACGGGCAAACTTAAAATTATTAAAACTGCCTCGTCCTTCCAGTCTGATTGACGTGCTTCCAATAGTTTTCCCTGGTAAGCTTCTTTTCCTTCGGCCATACGAGACGCATGCATTAATTGTGCGTCTGACATTGCCATTTTAGTCTTCTGCTTGTTAGCATAAATCTTACTACCAGCAGAGACGGCTAATTTAATTGCCGAAAACCACATATTAGTACCAAGTAGCTATTTTTTTCTTGTCAGCTAACATTCTTTTAGTTCCTCTAACTTTTTCTTTATCTCCTGTAGGAAGATAATTAAAAGCACCATCAGCTGTAGTCTTAGATCTTGGATCTATCTCTACATTCTGACTTGGAACTGCCATTTGTTTTGCTTTTTTATAGTTCATCATAATATTTACCTTTTTAACTTATTATACCATTATTAATTGTCAAGAACAGACATTTCTTTAACACCAGATTTAGCTAAACTAGTATTAGCACGTAATTCTGCTAATTCTTCGTTCTGATCCATTTTATCTTCAGCTAATTCTCTTGCTTGCATTAATTTTGCTCTATCAAAATCTGCTTTTGACTCATCCGCTTCTTTTTTTCGTTCATTTTCCATAGCTCTTAGGTCAACTTCACGTGATTTTAACTTTAATAGCGGGTCTGCATCAAACTGTGAAGTAATTTTATTCTCTTCTTTCATAAATTCTTCAGTCATTTCAGCAATCAAGATAGCTTTTCTTGCTTCAATTTGATTTGTAAACATTTGTAGCTGTTGTTGAACCTGTGGATTGGTTGCTGCCATCTGTTGCATCTGTTGCATGTTTACCATTTGCTCTCTAAACTCTAATTGAACCTGTTCTTGAGCCATAATTGAAATATGTTCTAGTATATTTTTTTGTATTGCAGCCATAACAGCAGGATTATTTCTAACCATGTTAGTTGACATGAAATTTAAATGCGCTGTGATGTGTGCTCTATGATCTTGACCAGGAAAAGCTTGAAAAGGTTTTCCACCCATTGCATTTATGTGTTCTAAACTTGGATCCATCGGTGCCATTGGCGCTGGTGGAGGTAAAACTGCATCAACATCTTTTACACCAATTGCATTATACATGTTTCTGTATATTTGATACATATTATGTAATTGTGGATTTGATGTTGCGATCTGTAATTGTGTTTGAGCTAAAGTTATTCTCTGAGACATTGAGAATATATTAGGATCCGCTACAGGGACCACATCTATTCTATCATCAAAGTCAGTTTGTTTAATATTTCTTTGTCCACCTACAACATCATATGGATATTCAGGTGGTAAGTATTGAGCAACTATTTTAGAAAGTAATTTAAATTCATTCTTCATTGCTGCGTAACATCTTTTATGAATAGCAGACATTACACGTGATCCACGTTCAAGAAGTGCAACAGTAGTTCCAACTGCAGCGCCTTGGTTTCCATCACCCACTTGCATATCAGCAATAGCCGCGAACCTTTGACCTGCACTAACTACAACACCCATTAATTGTAATAATGTTTGAGATGGTTCTTTGTATGGTAGAGGAAAGAATGCATCTCTTAAATTACCACCGGGTGCATCTACATCTTTAAATTCACCTGGTTGTATTGGTGATGCTTCGTCTCTTACTCTAACTCCTCGTTGTTTAAATCCTGCTGGTAGATTTGATAATGTACCCGCATCTAATAACTGACGGAGAGCCGACGTTGCCGTACGACTCAATCCGCCAATCATATGAATTAATCCAAAGCCATAAAATCCTAGTCCTGGCAGAAATTTGAAGTGGACAAAATATTGGATTTTAGTTTTCTTTAGATCATCGGGCGCATAGTTTCGTCTAATAGACAAAACTTTTCTACTACCTTCATCGACTGTAACGAGGTAAGGTAATTTTATTCCAGTTGGTTCTTCATCAGATCCAACATCTTCAAAACCTTCTAAGTCTAAATTAACATGACACTCTAACAGAGTATAAACAGGTTCGTTCTTACCTGTCTTTTTAGTTCCTTCTAGTTCACGTTCTTTTTTAGATAACTCTCCATTGGTATCTGTACCTGGGGGTCCTAACTCAACGTCACTATAGAAACCATTGACTTGTTGTTTTCTTAATTCGTTTTCTGAAATTTTCACGGTATGAATAACTGCTTCCGCATCATCTAATGAGGTAGCTGTATACGGTACAATTAATTCATCCGCTGGTACAAACTTCGATACCACTCTTCCAAGTGGTACGTCGTAGTAAACTTTTTTAAATGTAGATCCAGCTAGTGGTAAATGAAATAACATAGAATCAAATTCAGATTCATATTCTTTCATTGTGTCCATGATTAAATAATTCATATAATCTTTAACACGTTGCGACTGTTGTTCTGTTGCTGGGTTTTTAATTCCTATAACTTGAGTTCTAACTGGTCCATCACTTGGTAATAATTCTTTGTAAGCTTGAGCTTGAAACTGTGTTACAGCTTCTGCTAATACTGGGTGTGTTGCACCTGAAGCTCCTTGAAAAGGTTCAGTTCTATTTTCATATTTAAATCCTAATAGATCTAATCCAGTTGTGTATGCACTTTCCCATTCTTTTCTTGATGACTTATAGTCCATGTAGTTTTGAACCATCTCGTTTCCAATTGGTTCAACTGCATCTTCTGGTAAAATATCTGCTAAGTTATCAAAGTGTGATTCTGTACCTGGTGTATTAATTGCACCCGGATCATAATCAATAGTTGCTCCGCCATCCTCTTCAGGTATGACTTCAACTGGTCCTTTTAATTCTTCTACGCCTTCTTCCTGAACAGCAACTTCTTGCAATTCCTCTTCTGAAGGAATCTCAATTTGACTACGTGTGTTCGGGAGTCCTTTATCTATATCTGCCATTTATTACTCCTATATCTTCTTAACATTATTATACACATAAGGCAACCCATGAGGTGTTGGCCCTGATTCTGGTGGAATGGTCTTAGTTAGGCTTGCTATGCCTCCTGATGCTAGTTGCAAAGGATCAGAAGAAGTTAATCTTTGTTGTATATCTTTTGCAAGCATACCTTCTTCAAATTGTTTTTTTTCTAACGCAGCTAATTGACTGGCAT